CAGGTAAACCAAAGGATTCCGAAGTATCAGTAAGATCCACGTCGCTATTGCCAAAACCACTACGGGTTGTTTGCGTCGCTGAGACAAGAGGGACATTGTGTTCGACAGCAAGACCACGTAGTTCTTCTGCGATTGCTTTGACATAGGTATAGGAGTTTACAATCGCTCCTTTATATCTTGCACTAGCACAGATGTTAAGGTAATCGATAAAAATAATATCAGGTCTGAAAGTCTTTTTGAGTTGGAGTTCATTGAGAAGAGATTTAAAATGACCGACGTGTGCTGATGCTGTTGGATATTCTTTGATGATTAGGCGACCCTGAGTTTTTCTTTTGAGTTCGTTGATACGACTTTGAAAGATTGTCTCGGGCAAATCCACAAGGTCTTTGATGTTGACATTGAAAAGGTTAGCATCAATACGTTCTGCAATCTTCTCTTCTGCCATCTCCAGTGTGATGTAAAGAACATTACGCCCCATCGACAAACAATGAGCGGCAAGGTCACACATAAAGAGCGACTTACCTACACCAGTGCCAGCAAGAGCTACGTTCAATGTCTTATTTGGTAGACCACCTTTCGTAATCTTATTAAAGTATTCAAGATGGAAAGGAATCTTCTCTTCAGTCATGTGGTAGAACTCATAACGTTCTACACTATTCTCAAGATAATCGTGACCTACATGTTCGTCAAAAGATACTGCTAAGGCATCTTGAAGAATGCTTGGAATCGCATCAGTTGATACTTTCTTATTGCCGCCATCTGCGATTTTGATAGACTCCAAGAGTGCGAGATAGATTGCTCTGTCTTTACACCACTTCTCTGTGGTGTCAAGCAACCACTGGTGCTCGACTGATTCAGTAGTAAGTTCTTGAATCGTTTTAACTGCGTTTTGATATACTTCCTCATTTAAATCTTTCCTTGCTTCTAAGTTGATTGTCAATACTTCTTTGGTAGGAACAAGTTCATAGTTGCTTGCAAAGTTCCACACTTCTTCGTAGATTACCTTTTCATGAATCTCATTAAAGTAATCTGGTTTTACAAAAGGAACAACCTTCCTGTAGAACTGTTCGTTACACAGGAGGTTGCGTAAAATAGTTGTCTCAATCCTCTCCATCCGCTACTCCATATAGAAACTCTTTACGGGCACATTCATCTAGGGCTTGGAGGATGTCCTCTGTGAAATACTTCTCAGGATTGGCAAGGATAACAGAAGGATAAACGGAAGATTCCCCAACAGCAATCCGATTGCCCTTGCGTTCGAATACTCCGTATTTCTCACCCAACTCCAGTAATCCATAATACTTATCCAATCCCCTTGCGTCATAGTAGAGCCTCGTTTCGATGTCTGAGTTTTCTTTTGTAAAGCGTGACTTTTGTGCTTTCACTTTGATAATGTTACCTACAACTTCAGTTCCATCTTTCTCTTTCTTCTTTGACAGGAAGAGAATCGTTGATGCAGCATACTTCAAACCAGTGCCACCACCCATTTCTTTCGTCGGCACATATGCACCCACTACTTCATATGTATGGTTGGTAACGATAAGAGGAATACCAGCTTGCGCCAGTTTCAGTGACAGAATACGGAAGATAGATTTGATGACCTGAGCACGAGTCATGTCACGAGTTTCTTTACCATCAGTAGCATCCTGAATCTCTTTGGATGTAGACAACATACCCAGAGAGTCAAGAACAAACAGCAGCGGTGGTCTATCTTCTTTCTTCAGTTTGGTATACTCATCCACAACCTTGATAGATTGTGTGCGAAACTCTTGAACCGTAGTAACAGGAACAAGACCAACACGCTTCACATCAATACCACGAGAAACCATCATGTCTTTAGACACGGCAGATTCTGTTTCAAAATAGATTACCTGAGCATCAGGATTACTATTCAGGAAATGTTTGACGATAGAGAGGGCGAAGAATGTTTTACCAGTAGAGGATTCACCAGCAAGTGCGGTGATTTTGTTTGAGGGTAATCCTCCAAAAATACTCCCACTAATAAGAGCGTTGAGAATATAACTGCCTGTATCAACAAAGCCGTCGCAATCCCCCGTTGCGATTCCGTCATCCGCCACACTCGCAAACTCATTATCTAACTCCTTAATAACAGATTGTAAAAAACTCATAATACCTCAAAAGAAAAAACTACTTAAACTGCCTTTGCGTTCGTATTGCCAGTCAATACATTCTAGCACAGTTTTCAACGGTTCAAGGAAACTCTTCTCAAACTGTAGCGTATAGTCGATGTATTTGTCAAGGTTCAGTTCCTTCGGCAGTTGTTGAAAGAACGAGATGACATTCTCACGAATGGGATTTGGTGTCTTCAGATAGATAAACTTAATCTTCTCGCCTTCTTGAATGACAGGATACTTGTGCTCCAGATTGTTCTTACGAATGTAATAGTTATACAGCAGAGCACCACGCACCTGAATCGGTGTTGACTTCTGATAGATGTCAGCAGCACTACGATACTTCTTCAGACCGTTACATCCACGAGGGAATGCGATGTTGAGATAGTTCTGTTTCTTTGTGTCTTCTTTGATTTCGTTGATGAAGTCAATCAAGTCATCGTTAGTTTTAGTAATGATGATTGTATATGCCTGCTCAAGTTTGTCACGGAAGTAAGCTGGCGTGGAAGAACGTGCCGTTTCCATACCACAGATTTTCATCTTGGGTTTGGCATAACGCACACCTTCACTATCCCAGACGTTGAGAACATAGCGTTTCTTGGCGGTCCAGAAACCACGCTCAGCAATGTTCTCACGCTTCATCTTCATCTTCTGGTCGTAGGCGTTGAGGTAGTCAGCCAGTTCTTGGTAAGAACTTTCAATAAACTTTTCAAGTTCCAACGAAGCGACCTTATCAAGGAACGAGACAATGCTCTCAGAAGTTTTCTCTCTTCCTTTGTATACAGTTTCAACCAAAGGGCCCAGATTAAGATACATAGAATCAGTGTCTGAAGCAATAACATAATCAACATCCTCTGTTTTCAAAACTTTATTAAGATAAGCATTCATCTTCTTCTCAATCCAGCGAATAGATAACTGACCAGAAAGAGTGATTGCTTCAGCGATTTCAAGTTTGTAGTAACGAAAGTGCTCGTTACCGATAGCACCATAAGCAGAGTTGAGTTGAATCTTTCGTGCCATCTGAATGTTATTACAGCGAGCAATCTCTTTCTTCAACTCAATCGTTGGGGTTTTCTCATACTGCTGCTTGGCAGCAAGCATCTTCTTTTTGTAGATGGTTCGGTCTTCGTAAATCTTCTCCATCAACTTGGGAAGGAACCCCTGCTGCTTCGTCGTATAATGCGTTCCATTGGCGCACAGGGTCTCCCCTACGAGGTCTGAGGTATCGAACGCTTTATCCAGCAGCATATCCACATTGACGCTGCTACGGCGGTCTAGGAGCGTCTCAGGCGACAGGTTGTATTGCATGATGAGGTGTGGATACAGCGAGTTCAAGTCGAAGTTCACAATCCAATCATACATGCCAGGAATAGGTTCTTTCACATACGCACCAGCATACTTAGCATCCTTGACGCTATCTTTCTTAGGAGGAATCACAATACCCATCTTCGCCAGATAGATGAAGATAATGTTATCCCACATACGCACCTGAGAATAAACATCTTCGTAGTTTACTTTGGCGTCATATGCCATAGTGAATGCCAACTCAAGCAGCTTCATCTTGTCTTCCAGTTGGTCAACAAGGCGAACGTCATGAATGTTATACAACACAAACTTATTCCAATCTTTCGTGTAGAACTCCTTAAAAGTATCAAACTCAGAGTGGTCGAGTTTCTTAGCGTCAAGTTCTACAGAACAGATATGATCAAGTCGATATGATTCTTGGTTGGTGTATGTGAACTTCTTGTAAAGTTCCAGGTAATCCAAACAAGCAACGCCAGGAATATCATATGCAATCTGTTTGCGACCCTTGATATAAATCTCACGAGAAGAGATTAGTTTCCAAGGCGACAGAAGTTTTGTGTGGTCTTCACCCAGCATTCTATCCATGCGGCGGCAGATGTATGGAATATCGAATAGTTGAACATTCCAACCTGTAATCACATCTGGAGTATTTTCCTGCCACCAACCGAGGAAGCTAGAAAGGAGTTTCGTCTCATCGTTACAGTGGATGTAATCAACCTGTCTGTCTTCATTCTTGAAACTTTTTGATCCCCAGACAGTGATGCGATTTGTAAAAGAATCACGGATAGAAA